TTAAAAAATATTATTAACTGCTTTTCTGGCATTCGCCATCATGTCTCCTGTAAAATGCGAGTATGTATCAATTATCACTTTGACTGTATCACCCATTAGTTCCGCTACAGTCTTGAAGTCCGCTCCATTGCCTACTAACATAGAAGCATAGGTATGCCGCAAATCATGTACTGAAATATCATAACCCGCTTTTTTATAATGATATTTTAAGATAGAGCTAACGCTATTCGTATTGTTAAATGGAAACAGCCTTCCGCTTATGTCGATTGGATAATCTTTCTTGTATTTTTCAATAGCTTCATTTGTGTCTTCTGATATAGGTACGGTCCTTACCGAATTTGGAGTCTTAACTCTTCCAAAACCATATTTTTTAGTCTTATCAATGATTTTCCATTGTCTATATATCTTAATTTCTGATTTTCTATAGTTATGGCAGTCCAAAGTAAGTCCGAGTATTTCTCCTATTCGAAGCCCGGCTGTAGATGCTATCTTTGAAATTAATTTTAAATCTGCTCTTTTAATTTTAAGGATTAAATCATCCCGTTCTGCAGCATTAAGAGCTTTGATATTAACGATTCTTTTTTTCTTTTCTTTATCTTTTGGCAGTTTGATAGAAACAGCAGGATTAATCTTGATTATTTTATGAGGTTCAATAGCATAATCAAATACTATTTTAATTTTTTCCCAATAACTTTTTATCGTAGAAGCTTTCAAACTCTTCTTTTTAATCATAGCATCTACACACTCCTGAATCTCAAGAGAAGTGATTTCGGTAACAACTTTTTTATTAAGTTTAGTAAAATGCGTAACAGCATCATCATAGGTTAATATTGTGCATGGTTCTAAATATAATTCAAAATGCTTTATGGCCATAGCATAAAGTTCTTCAAATGTAGTTCCTTCCATTTCAATATTAATGTCTGCCTCTAGCGATTCTTCTAAATCGTCAATAACCTTATCAATCCATGGCTTTGCTTCTTTTTGAGTTTTAAATCCCTGCTTTGACTTTTGCTTCCATTCACCATTTTTCTTGTAGCTTACGATTGTCTGTATTCCTTTATTCTTTTTTCTGTACGTAATATTATAATCCATTTAATCCTCCTGTTTTTTGGTATAAAAAATAATCCTTGCACTTACAAAGGATTATGCAGTATAATATAGTTGATTTGAATGCATAGCCCATTTGTGGCAAGATGTATCTTAATAGTACCTGGTAGTGGTGTACCGGGTGCTATTTTTTTTATAGTACTACCCTGTAAAATGTAAAACTTTCACCATAGCTAAATTTGTCACTATCTGAAATTTTATATTTCTTTTCAATATCTTTCATACGTATTCTCATTACATCCGATGAAACATGGAACCTTTTCGCTAATGAATCAGGAGTCAACTCAGGCAATATATTAAGATACTCTATTATTAAATGCTCGGGCATCAATAATTCAGAAGCAAATAAATTTGCTTGCTGATCTAGATATCTATAATATTGTCTTCGTATTTCATATTTATATTTGAAATGCCCTAGGACTATATGACCTACCTCATGGGCTTCTGTAAAATTCTTTCTTTTATTGTGTTTATTTATATCTACACACACTCTATATTTACCATTAGCTCTTAATATGTAACCATCTTCACCACATAAATCATCATATACAATATCGACATCTACACCATATATTTGTTTTATCAGTTTAATAGGTTGAACTGGTAAATCTCGTGTTGTTAAATCCTTAGTCAAAAACTTTGCCCTATTTCTTATTTCAATTTCAGCTTTGCAATTCATAATGTCACCTTACATTAATTTTCTTTTGTATCCTCTAAAAAAGCTTTCATTAATCTAATCATAGTTTTACGTGCTTCCGGGGTAAGCTCTTTTGTAGCTCGCCTTAGAACTTGTACACCTTCTGGAAATTCTTCTTCTAATTGGTCGGTTGTATTTTCAGTTTCTGGTATATTTTCTTTTTGGTCTGTTCTTCCGAGCAGGTAATCAACAGATACATTAAAATAATCCGCAACTTTTTCAACTTTATCTGCTCCGGGTGTAGTTTTGATCCATTTATAGATTGACCCATTACTTAATTCTAATTCCTTTTCCAGATCTCCTACGCTAATGCCCTTGTCAGTGCAAAGTTTTTTAACTCTATCCAAGATTCCCATTTTTTTCCTCCGAAAATATTCCAAAAATATATTGACAACAGAAAATAATCGGTTATAATAAGAGTATAAAACCGAAAATATTCCAAAACATAAAAATATACAAAAAATATTCTGTAAAGTGTGGTGCTTATATAATAGAATATTTTCAGTTATTTGTCAATAGCTGTGTCGAATATTTTCAAAAAAAATTAGAAAGGTGGTAATGCTTTATGTATCAAAAAATAAAAGTGCTATGTAAAGAAAAAGGTATTTCTGTATACCTACTTGAAAAACAATTAGGCTTTTCTACCGGAAGTATCTGTAAATGGGATATTTCAATGCCGAGAGCAGATGCGTTATTAAAGATTGCAAATTATTTTGATAAACCAGTAGATTACTTTATTTCTTTCGAAGATGCAGAAAGGAGCGATTAAATTGATTAAAGAAGATTTAATCAATTTAAAAAACTAAGGAGGCAAGGATATAAATGATTTCAGGAATAGATACAGGAAATAGAATTCTGACATCAGAAGAAGTTGAGCAAATATCAAATCAAATAATAAACGTACTTGCTCAACATAGGTTAAGTTATATTGCATCTAAATGTCTATTAGATGTAACGAATGACAGACTCGGACAAGAGTGTTTTTTAAAAATTAGTTCGGATTAATTCTTGAGCAGCATAAGAGATAGTTTTTTCTAATTCGGACATTTTAGAATTTGATGCCCTTGAATTAATTAATTTTGCTAAAGCGTTTGGGTTAATTGTGAACGATTCAGAATAAAAATTCTTGTCTTGATGATAGTTTATTCTAAAAATTATAGGTTCACAAGGAAATTCAAATCCACATACGCATGTTATAGATTGATTCGGTGCAATAAAATGGTTTTTAAATTCTTCAAAAGGTCTTAAATCGTATTTGTTTTTAAACTCGGGCTCATATGAAATAGAGTCAATCATTGCACCCGTATTACCAAAGTTTTTTACAACTAGGTATTGAATGAATGAAGAAGTCACTTGTATTGTTTCTAAATATACTACTATATAAGGTCTGTTTGCTTCTTCTGTTATTTTGTTAGTTTGCTTAAGCGTTGAGACCGCTATCCAAATAGAAACTAATGAAATAATAATTGTTGCAATAATAGAAATTATCTGAATTTGGTCAGATACTTCTAATTCCTGAAACGGAATTAACATAAAATCACCTCCGCCAAAATTATACAATTTTTGCAGGAGAGTGTAAATATCAAAAAAAGAAAGGAGTACCAAAGATGAATGAATTACAAATCAATAATCAAAGTTTAATAGTAAAAGAATACAAAGGGCAAAGGGTAGTAACTTTTAAGGACATAGACACAGTCCATGACAGAACACCAGGAACCGCAAAAAGGAACTTTTATAAAAACAAGATATTTATGATTGAGAGTGAAGATTACATAGTACGAAATTCGTACCAAGCAAGAGAAGAGTTTGGAATAACCGCTCCAAACGGATTAACATTGATTACTGAAAGCGGGTATCTGATGATAGTAAAATCTTTGACTGATGATCTTGCATGGCAAGTGCAGCGTGAATTAGTTAACAACTATTTCAAAGTGAAAGAGCAACTTCCGAAAGTCCCGGTTGTACCTACAAGCATAGAAGACATAATGATTGCAAGCCTGCAGGAAATGAAAAACGTAAAGCTTAAGATTGAAGAACAAGGAAGGGCTATTGAACAAACGAATGACAAAATAAAGAACATTCAGGATGCGGTTGTTGTAGACACACAAAATTGGCGCAAATGGGCTAATACCTCAATTAATAAATTAGCAGAATCAGAATTAATTATTGAGGAATTCGGAGATTTAAGATATCAGAAATTAAGAACAAATACTTACAAAGAATTAGAATCCCGCGCAGGCTGCGATTTAAAGGTAAGGCTTAAAAAATTGAAAGAGCGTTTAGAAAAAGCTGGGGCTAAGAAGAACGTAATAAAAGAAGCCGGAAATATGGATGTAATTGAGCAGGATAAAAAATTAAAAGAGATATACACAGCCATTATCAGGGACATGCTCATAAAATATCAAGATGTCGTATAGGAGGTAGAAATGTCAACTAAATTATTAACTCAACAAGATGTAGCGGACCGTTGGCAATGTGATGTTCGTTCAGTAGAAAACAAGCGCAAACAAGGGATATTAAAACCATGTCCCAATGTTCCTGGTATTAAGTTTACAGAGCAACATATACAAGAGCTTGAAGGTATAAAGCTTGATAAAATGCATCCACTTGAACGCAGGAGACTGGAAAAGGAAATTTCTGAATTGCAACTAGAAATTGAAAAGTTGAATAAAGAGAAAGAGCAGCTAAAAGGCATAATAGCAAATGTATTGGCAGAGACATCACAGGTTTTCAATTTAAAACGCGAGGCAAGTTAAGAGCATAAGGCTCTTTATAAAAAATTTTAGAACTAAGGAGGAACAGAATGGAGATTGAAAAAGCGATAGAAACTCTAAATGAGATATCAAAGGAAATGGCAATACGTCCCGAAACAAGATATCAAATGGCTGTTATTATAGCGATTCAAACCCTTGAAAAGCAAGTTGCAAAACCAGTAGTAATAAAAAATTGGAGTCCTGCAAAATGTCCTACTTGTGGAATGGGACTAAGCGAAAGCCAGGAAGACGGATATTATAAACACTTTACATGGATTAAAAGATGTCCAAATCCTGAATGTGCACAATTATTGAAATGGGAGGATGAAGATGCTTCCGGATGCAGTGAATGAAATATTAACAATTGCGGTCCAGGGATTCTTAGTAAACTGTGTCATCTGGGCAGTGTATTGGGGGTTATATAGATGAGATTAAGTGCAACTGTAAAAGCTATTTGTAGTACCCATAGAAACATCTTCAGAGAAGACGGCTATGTTACAAGGGAAGAACTGATTGAAATGCTAAAAGTAGATGAGTTAATCCCTGAAAAATACAGAACTGACAAAGGATTTGAAGTAATAGCAGATTACATTGAAAAAAATTTAGGAACAAGAGAATTAACAAACGAAAGGAGGATGAATTTATATCTTCAAGGGTTAAATGCACAAGAAATGGCAGAAAAAGAAGGAGTTGATGTTTCAAGTATAAATTACTGGCTTAGAAAAAGAGGGTTAAATAAAAAAGAAGCCTGCTGCAACAGGCGATAAAAAAAATAACTATTCAAGTGCATTATAGCACTAAAAGGAGGAAACATGCAAGACTTAAATAAATTAATTGATGCTGCAGTTGATTTAAGAGTAGCAACCTTAAAAGCAGGAGAACAAAGTATTATAAATATTTCAGGAATAGGTACAGAAAAAGAAGCTTTTCAATTTTACGGTGAAAAAGATTTCGCCACAATGATAAAAGGAAAAGATTATGTAATAGAAAAATTTTCGCATGATTTTAAATATAAATATACGAGCGTTATAAGCGGATTGAATTTTTTCTGCATAACAGATGAATTGTTGTTTGAAGGTGATGAAAATAAAATAGCGGAGGATAAATAAATGAAGGGATATAAAGGATTTGATAAAGATTTAAAATGCAGAGGTTTTCAGTATGAAGTAGGTAAGGATTTTGAAGAAAAAGATGCTGTATGCTGTAAAAAAGGATTCCATTTCTGTGAAAATCCTTTGGATGTGTTTGGATATTATCCCCCGGCAGATAGTAGGTATTGTGAAGTTGAAGGAGATGGAAAACTTGACGGTGACTACAGAGATACTAAGGTTGCTGCTTCAAAGATAAAGATAAAAGCGGAAATAGGCATTCCAGGACTAATTGCTGCAGGAGTTGAGTACATAAAATCTAATATCGACTGGAAAAATGCAAAGGAATCTAACACAGGAGACCGAAGTGCTGCCACTAACACAGGATACCGAAGTGCTGCCACTAACACAGGAGACCAAAGTGCTGCCACTAACACAGGAGACCAAAGTGCTGCCACTAACACAGGAGACCGAAGTGCTGCCACTAACACAGGATACCGAAGTGCTGCCACTAACACAGGATACCGAAGTGCTGCCACTAACACAGGAGACCGAAGTGCTGCCACAGTTGAAGGCAAGGAAAGTATTGCAATGGCTATAGGAATAGAATCAAAAGCAAAAGGCGCATTAGGTTGTTATATAGTTCTTGCTGAGTGGATATGTGAAAACTATGAATGGCATTTAAAGAATGTTAAATCTACAAAAGTAGACGGCAAGAGAATCAAAGAAAATACATTCTATATGCTGAAAAATAACAAATTTGTGGCGTGTGATGAGCAATGACATACAAAGAATACCTACAAGGCACAGATGATTTAGAAGAAGAGTTAGGACAACTTGAAGAAGATATTAATAATGTTCAAACTGCGATATTTAGACTTCAAGATGTTGCAAATGACAGTGACGAAGAAATTATCAAATATACAATAGAGGAATTAGAGATACACAAACGGTTTTTAGAACGTGAGAAAAACGAAGTTGAAGGGAGGATAAATAGATATAATGAACATTTTCAATAAACTTTTAAATGTACAAGCTGAGTTAAAAGCTCCCAAAGGACAATATAATACATTTGGCAAATATAAATACAGAAGTTGTGAAAATATACTCGAAGCTGTTAAGCCTCTGTTAAAAAAAGAGGGTTTAGTGCTTCAACTACACGACCAATTAATAAAAGAAGGTGAACGGTTTTACATTCAGGCCACAGCAACATTAATTGATGTAGAGACAGCAGAAAAAACGAGTGCATCGGCTTTTGCAAGAGAAGAAGAAGCTAAAAAAGGAATGGACGGCAGTCAGATAACAGGTGCAGCAAGCAGCTATGCAAGAAAATATGCTTTAAACGGATTATTCTGCATTGATGATAATTCAGACAGCGATATAACTAATCAAACCGAAGATGTGACAAATGAAGATATTTTAAAACTATTTGAAACAGCAACACAAGCAGGATACAGTAAAGCAACTATTTTTAAGCAGATAGAAAGTAAATATCATAAAGAAACACCTGATTTATTAACAAAGGCTGAATTTAATCAACTTTTAAAAGGGTATGAAAAATTATTAAAACTTAAAGATGGTGAATCTCATGAAAAAGAATAGCGTAATAACTGCCGACTGGGACCATTGCTTTATATGTGGTGCCACTCAAAATCTTCGGGAGCATCATGTATTCTTTGGCACTGCCAACAGAAAGCAATCCGAGAAACATGGAATGAAAGTTCCTCTGTGCATGAATTGCCATACTGGACCTTCAGGAGTTCATCACAATAAAGAATTAGATCTCCGCATAAAACAGTTAGCGCAGATTGAATTTGAGAAACATTTCTCCTTTGAAGAGTTCATGAGGATATTCGGCAAAAACTATAGGTAGGTGATTAGTACGGAGCTTACTTTCACTAAAGGAAAAATAACAAGAGAATTGAACGGGGACTACAATATAATGCTTGTAGTTCCCAAGCAAGAAGAAAACAACATAGAACCATTGAATACACTCTTAAATGACGAAAAAATAAAAGTGGCTAAGATAGATCATAAGAAGAAAAAACGTTCATTAGACGCCAACGCCTACGCATGGAAACTAATTACAGAGATAGCTAATGTACTCAGAGCGTCCAAGGATGAAATCTACATAAACATGCTTAAAAAATACGGTCAAAGCAGTGTAGTGAGTGTTATTGATGAAGCTGTTCCAGTATTCCTTAAAAGCATTAAATATGCTGAAGAATTTGGACATGGAATAGTGAACGGAAAGAACTTCACACATATAAAAGTGTTCATGGGTAGTTCGGAATATGACACAAAAGAAATGGCTATCTTGATAGACGGCATAGTAAGCGAGTGTAAGGAATTAAATATATGTACTATGACACCAAAGGAAATAGAGCAATTAAAAGAACGGTGGGGAAGGTGATAGATTGAATAATGCTAATAAATTTATAAAAATATTAGAAAACGAAGACGGCGATCTCATAGGAAGTTTAACTGAAAACATAAATACATTGTGTGACTCCACAAAAGCTATATTTGATGAAATTATAAAAGAAAAACAGCTCGAATTGATTTGCAGTTTGGTAGATTGCGAAAGCCCTATTGAACAAATAATGGCATTAAGATTAAGCCAATATGAAAATAGTTATCACGCAGTCAATGACCGTCTTTGCAATGGTATTGATTTAATAGAAGTGCATCGTCAATATGTTATAAAAAATAAAAATAGCAACTACAGAGCAGATTTCTTAATAACTATATGGGATGAGTTGTTAAAAGAGGGCTACAGTTTTGTTATTGAATGCGATGGACATGACTTTCATGAAAAGACAAAGGAGCAGGCACAAAAAGATAAGCAAAGGGATAGAGAAATATTAGCAAGTGGAATGTATGTAATGAGATACACAGGAAGTGAAATTTTCAACAATGAGAATATTGCATTTGAAGTCTTCAATAACATTAAGTCAATTATATTTAACCGTAGAAAACAAAGACAATAAGGCGGTGATGTATTGCTTGTAAGTGGATACATAAAATTATTCAGAAGCCTTGTTAGTTGGGAATGGTACGATGATATTAATGTTAAAACATTGTTTATCCACTTATTATTAACTGTCAATTACAAACCTAAACAATGGCAGGGCATGATGATAGAAGTAGGGCAAAGAGTAACAAGTTTGGAGAAGTTATCAAGCGAAGTTCATCTATCTGTAAAGCAAACAAGAGTAGCGTTAGATAAGCTAAAATCATCAGGAGAAATCAGCACAAAAGCGACAAACAAATTTACATTGATAACCGTTGAAAATTACACAAAATATCAATTGGACGAATTGGAAAAGGGCAAACAGAAGACAAACAAATGGCAAACGGAGGGCAAACAAAGGGCAACAATGGAAGAAAGTAATAAGAATAGTAATAAGAATATTAATAATAAAGATATATGCACGGAGCCAAAAGCCTCCGTACCGGAGAAAATGCAAGCGGATAAAATTTTTATATCTTTACCGCTAAATGACAAGACGGAGCATGAAGTCAAAGAAAGTGAAGTTGAGGCTTGGAAAGAACTTTACCCAGTTGTAAATATTGAACAAGAGTTGCGAAATATGAAAGGTTGGCTAAATGCTAATCCAACTAAACGTAAGACAAAAAAAGGGATAAATCGGTTTATGAATAGTTGGCTGTCAAGAGAACAAGACAAGGGATATATAAATAAGGGTGGTGAGAATGTTGGAAAATACGGAAACAGAATTCAGTTTACACCTAAAAAATGCGGTGAAAAGAATACAAGAGAATCGACAGACGACATCGGAGACGAGCCAATATGAGTGTGACAAATGCAAGGATACAGGATGGCTGATTAGTGGAAATGACTTTAAAAGATGTGAATGCTTTGAGATCAAAGAAGCGTTACTGATGTTTGAGAATAGCGGCATCAAGGATGAAAATTACACATTTTCAAACTTCCAGGAGTGGAACGATAACTCAAAACAGATGAAAGCTATTGCAGAAAAGTATTTTCGTAACTTCTCAAAGATAGTAAACGAGCGACAAAATTCAATAGCTTTGCTTGGACAAGTTGGAAGTGGAAAAAGTCATTTAACAATAGCCTTGGGATTAAATCTCTTACAGAAAAAGAAAGTAACAGTTGTATATTTCAGCTATAGAGACACAGTTACAAGCTTAAAACAGAATATCAAGGATGAAGAATATTACCGCAAGCAGCTTGAGAGATTCCAAAACGCAAAGGTTCTGCTCATTGATGACATGTTAAAAGGTAAGACAACGGATTCGGATAAAAACATCATGTTTGAGATTATCAACCACCGTTACATAAACAGATTGCCAATAATCGTCTCAAGCGAATATGGGATAGAGGATTTATTGAATTTTGACGAAGCCATTGGCAGTAGAATCTATGAAATGTGCAAGAATTATCTGTTTGAAATACAAAATGACATAAAAAATAATTACAGGTTGAAAAAAGATTAGTCCTTTTTAAAGCCATAGACGAAAGTTTGTCCTCGGACAAGCAAAGATACCTAAAGTATAAAAACTTTCATAGAAACAATGGTTAAATGTCCATGCATAGATTTTATGAGGTGAGTAAAAGGAAACAATTTATTTAGCGGGAGGAGAAAACGAAAGCATTATTTGATGGCTCAACAATAAAAGTATGGTTCAACACTGTATCAACAAGCAGAAATTTCTACAACGTTGCTGAAATAGTACAGGAAGGAAATGCCGTATTAATTAAGACAGGTAACGGAGACCAGCACCTTTTTAACTTTGAAAATGTGAACATTATAGAAGAAATCGAGGGTGAGAGCATGGATAGAAAAATGCTTGAATTAAAGGAAAAGTTTAAGAAGGAGGGCAAATGACATACGAAGAGTTTTTAAAAAACAAACAAGTAGTTATAAAGCCTACTGGATTTGACTGTGAGCCAAGCAATATATATTTGTTTGACTTTCAGAGAGATATTGTTAAGTGGGCATTGAAAAAAGGTAAAGCAGCAATGTTTTTAGATACAGGGTTAGGAAAGACAATAATTCAATTAACCTGGGCAGATGAAATATGCAAATACACCGGAGGAAAAGTATTAATATTAGCTCCTTTGGCCGTAAGCAAGCAGACAGTAAGGGAAGGATTAAAATTTGGAATACAGGCAACAAGTTGTAGAACTCAAGGAGATGTTAAGGACGGAATTAATATAACAAATTATGAAATGCTTCAGCATTTTAATCCTAATGAATTTGTGGGAGTGGTCCTTGATGAAAGTTCAATTATTAAGAGCTTCGAAGGAGAAACAACGAAGCAAATGATTAACTTATTCAGATTTACTGAATATAAGTTAGCTTGCACAGCAACACCAGCCCCAAATGACTACAAAGAGTTAGGAAATCATGCGGAATTCTTAGGGGTAATGTCAAGGACAGAAATGCTAGCAACATTTTTTGTGCATGATAGTGGAGATACAGCAAAATGGAGATTAAAGGGACATGCCGAGAATGATTTCTGGAAGTGGATTGCATCATGGGCTATGGTAGTGAAAAATCCTGAAGATTTAGGATACGACGGAAGTAAATATAAATTACCTGCTTTAAACATTCAAATTCACTTTGTTGAAAGCCCTAACACTGAAGATATGTTTATAGTCTTGCCGGCTCAGACATTAGACGAAAGAAGAGAAGCAAGAAAAGAAAGTTTACTAGACAGAGTTAATAAAGCGGTTGAATTAGTTCAGGACATGGAAAACTGCTTGCTATGGTGCGAATACGACAACGAAAGCGCAGCACTAAAAAAAACTATTCAAGGATCAGTGGAGGTAAAAGGTCCCGATAAGCCGGAACATAAAGAAAATGCCTTGATAGGATTTGCAACAGGTAAAGTTAAATACTTAGTCACTAAACCGAAGATAGCAGGATTTGGAATGAATTGGCAGAACTGTAACAACATGATATTTTGTGGATTGTCAGACAGTTATGAAAGATTCTATCAGGCAATAAGAAGATGCTATAGATTTGGACAAACTAAAGAAGTTAATGTTCATGTTGTTATTTCTGAAAAGGAAGTAAGCGTACTTGAAAACATCAAGAGAAAAGAAGAACAGGCACAGAAGATGTCAAGTAACATGGTAGCACTAACCTCTGAAATACTTAAAAATGAAATAAAGAATACAACAAGGAATGTAATAGATTACACACCACAACAAGAAATAATAATTCCTAGTTGGTTAAAAGAGGTGATTTAATGAATGTCAATAATCAATATATAACAGACAAAATGAGCCTTTATAATGGCGATAGCTGTGAAATATTAAAAGATATACCGAATAACAGCGCACATTTTGAGATATACAGCCCGCCGTTTGCAAGTCTATATACTTATTCAAACAGTGATAGAGATTTAGGAAACTGCCGGACAAATGAAGAGTTTTTTCAACAATTCAAATTCATTGCGGTTGAACTTTTCAGAGTATTAAAACCTGGCCGATTGATGAGCGTGCATTGTATGGATATTCCGCTTATGAAAGAACGGGACGGAGTTATAGGGCTTCAAGACTTCCCGGGTGATTTAATCAGGTTATTCCAGGAATGCGGTTTTATATATCATTCAAGGGTGGCAATTTGGAAAGACCCGTTGGTTGAAGCGACAAGAACAAAAGCACTAGGCTTAATGCACAAACAACTCTGTAAGGACTCGGCAATGTGCAGAAATGGGCTTCCGGATTATTTGATTACTATGAGGAAACCCGGAGACAATGAAGAACCTATTAAGCATCCAAATGGCTTTACAAGATATATAGGTGAAGATGAGCCTGATGCTCCAAGGAAGGAACCAACGCTTAAAGATAGCCGAAAACACAGAGATATCTCGATGGCTAAAATAGACCCGGTTTATTCTCATCAAGTATGGCGTAGATATGCAAGTCCTGTATGGATGGACATAGACCAAAGCTTAACTTTGAACCGAACTGATGCAAGAGAAGAAAAAGACGAAAGGCATATATGTCCGCTACAACTACAAGTTATAGAAAGAGCTATGGAATTATGGACCAATCCAGGAGATATAGCGTTAACTCCATTCCTTGGAATAGGCAGCGAAGCATATGTAGCCTTGAAAACGGGTCGTAGAGCCGTGGGAATAGAACTAAAAGAAAGTTATTACAATCAAGCGGTTAAGAATTGTAAGGCTGCTATTGAAGAAGAAAATCAGATTAATATAGAACAGTTGATAGGAGGTAATAATGAATAGCGTAGTTTTAATAGGCAGATTATCAAAAGACCCTGAACTAAGCTTTGTACCTTCAACAGGGTTAGCAGTAGCTAAGATGACCTTAGCAGTAGATAGAGAAATGTCAAAAGATAAGAAACAAGAAGCGCAGGCGCAAGGTAAACAAACAGCTGATTTTATAAATATAACTGTATTCGGGAAACAAGCCGAGAGCGCAGCTAACTATCTTTCGAAAGGCAGTCAATGCGCGATTCACGGCAGAATAAACACTGGAAGTTATACAGCTCAAGACGGCACAAAACGCTACACAACAGATGTAATTGCGGATAGGGTTGAATTTATCAGCGGCAAGAACGAAGGACAAGCTAAGCCACAGAATAATGGTTTTCCGAGTGGGGACGAGGATATTTTTACACCAGCGGATGATGAGGATATGCCATTTTAACAACAGGAGGCAATATGTCAATATATAAAATAGCACCTGAAATTGAAGATTATTTTATTGAACAATACGAAAAATGCGAGATTAAAGTTGTTGGTGGACATTGGCCCGAAATGAAAACAAAAGAAGATGTTGACAAATGGATTAAAAATCTTGAGAGTTCTAAGGTAATGTTTGAGGCTTTATTTGATGCAGAGTTTAAAATATAAATAAAATCGAAAGGAGTAAAGAGGTTTGTCCGGACAATAAACACGTGTTTACTCCAAGTAATGAAATATGAAAATATTAGTAGCTTGCGAAGAAAGCCAAGCAGTAACAATAGAACTTAGAAAATTAGGACATGAGGCTTACAGTTGTGATATAGAGCCATGTAGCGGAGGATATCCGGAATGGCATATACAGCAGGATGTATTGAAGGTTTTAGGACCTGGGGACAATGGATATGGATATAAAGATTATATCAATTTTACTACTGTGGATGAAACCTACCACATCCTGAAAGAAAAATGGGATATGATTATAGCTTTTCCGCCTTGCACGTATTTAAGCAATGCTGGAGCTTGCCATTTATGGAGAAACCATGAACTTAACCATGAACGGTATAAAAAAGGATTGGAAGCTAAAGAATTTTTCATGATGTTTTATAATGCTGATTGCGAAAGGATAGCTATTGAAAACCCAACGCCAAGTAGAGTATATGAGCTTCCAAAGTGTAGCCAAGTAATTCAGCCGTACCAATTTGGACATCCAACCAAGAAACGTACACAATTATGGTTAAAGGGCTTACAACCACTAATACCCACTGATGTCGTTGAACCAACAACAAATTGCAAAGTACCCGGGAATTGGTATAACAAGGGCGGAAAGGAAAGGCAGAAAAACAGAGCAAAAACTTTTCCTGGCATAGCAAAGGCAATGGCAGAGCAATGGGCAGGAAGGTTAGGAGATGATTAATTGATTAAATTTACAATACCTTTAAAAGTAGATGGCAAGTATGGATTGAATGAAATCTACAAAGGCATACACTGGGCTAAAAGGCAGAAACAAGCTAAAGAAATACATGAATTGATGTATTACTCTATGTTAACTCAACACATACCTAAAAAGCTATTTAAAAAGCCTGTAGTAATAAGTATCAGCTACAACAGTAATCTTGATTGTGATAATCATGGATATCTTACTAAAATGCTTGTGGATGGCTTAAAAGGTTATCTGATAGAAGATGATAAAAGAAAGTATGTTACAGAAGTAAGACAGAAATTTTATGACGGAAAAGATATTTTAATTGAGATATGGGAGGAATGAAATGGATAGAGAAATTAAAGAAGTCGAATATGACGATATAAAATGTTTTAGAAATAGTGATGCGGTTTGCCCTTATTGCGGATATGAAAATCACATAGAGGGAGAGGATTATAAAGGTCAAGATGAAGAAACTGTTGAAGAGTGCAGTAATTGTGGAAAGTTCTTTGTTCATACAATTGATTACAGTATTACATTTTCATCTGAACCGTATGAAAATTGGGCTTTAAGGGAAATTAACAACCGTAAGCGACAAATTAAGTATTATGAAGAACTTAGAAATAAGGCACCGGAAGATAGGGAGCAAGGTTTAAACAAAGAGTATTATCAAGGAATTATAGACTATATTCAAAATGAGCTTGATAAACTCTTGAAAGAAGTTGAAAGGGTGTTGAGTGATGAATAGAGATATTAAATTTAGAGCATGGGACGGAAATAAAATGTTTAATGTTGATGTGTTAGCTATAAGCCCTTGTACATGGAATTGCCCTGATTATGGCAAAAAAGGCATTTCGTTAGCATATCAATCACATATTAATGTTATGCAATATACAGGTTTTAAAGACAAGAATGGCAAAGAAATTTATGAAGGCGATATTGTAAAACTTCAAGAAGACCTCGATAACTACAAAGTAGAATGGCATCCTAAAAAAGCAAAATGGGCTTTCAGATATATAAAAAATATGAAAGAATACTATTCTTTTGAAGATATAGAGCGTAACTTCGGACCCGGTAACGGAATAGAGTTAACAGAAATTATCGGAAACGCATACGAAAATCCAAAGTTATTGGAGGTATCAAAGTGAAATCTTGTTTAAACTGTAAACATGCAGAAGAAACGATGTTTGATGAATGTAAAAGATGTAATAATGAACAATCACCATACTTTAGAGAAATAGTTGATGAAAGAGATTTATGTAAATATGGGGAGGAAGAAAATGAAATGCCCATTCTGTAACAACTACTTTACAACAGTAATAGACAGTAGAGAAACCAAAGACGGAACAGAGGTAAGGCGCAGAAGAAAATGCCTTGAATGTGACAAAAGATTCATTACGATAGAAAAATTCGAGGGTGAAGCCGGAAAAAGAGAAAAGGACTAAGGAGGGGGTAAGTTGAAGAAAGATCATATAAGAGATTATGCAACAGAAGCATTCAGATATTATGCATTCATGGGGAAACCACATAAAGAAGATTTAGAAAAGAGATATTACCAGGAAGCACTTGAAGAGTATCAACGTAGGCAACAGTCAGGTGGAACAGG